CATGGGTGGGGGTCCGAACTGGCACATTTCAATCAGTGCCAAGATTCATGACAGTCAAGTACTCAAGCCGCAGCCTCCACAGCGTGAGCCAAAGCCGGGATCCCTGCAGTGGCCAACGCCTTCAGGTGTTTCCCAGCAAAATGTCTCAACGTGCTCATCACGGCAGGCTTGCTGGCGTCCAACAGGTGCCCGGCATCCTTAGCCATAGACACCATGCCCTGCAAAGCCGGAGAACCGGATAGCGACAACGCTGCGGGTACATGCTCCTTGCCAGTCTGATCCGACGGCATGATGTTCGCTCGTCGCATGACTTCATTGGCAGTCGCCGCTTGGTTAGCTGCCTCGACCGATGGGGCATAGGTCTCTGCAAGCCCGGCCATGCGGGTGCCAGCAAAAGACCATGACAACCGAAACTCGAATTCCAAATTCTGAGCAACGGACCCAGTACAATCCGCATAAACAGTGAGTGCTGCCGTATCGAGGTGAGTGTAGGTTCCAGTTCCTGCACCATAGTATGCACTCAGACTATTACGAACTGAGAGGGTGAGCCATCCGTCCTTGGTGCCCTTGCCTTTGGTTTCACAATCCTGAAAGGTCTTAAAGAGGCCCCTGGTCGCGAGGACGGTCGGATCAGGCCGTGTACCCTGGAGGTCGGTCTGTTTGTTGATGGGCTGCATAACATAAAGAACGCCTCCTCGGTCCGAACCCTTGGTACGGTTCAAGACTTTGAGTTCGATCTTCGTAAGCTGCCACCGAAAAGAAGATGCGCTTGAAACGTCGGCCACAAAAGGACATGGCACAGCGGAACCGGCAATGGTCATACCTCCGCCATCAGCTTGAGAGGTATCCATGATAACGCCGCTCGACACCGAAGTGCCATAGATGACCGCCGCAGAAGGCACACTGGCGTTGTTGAAAGCCGGGCCAGGTACGCCCGAGCTCCCAACCCCGTTGACATTGAGGATGTTCTTTGTCCAAAAGCCCTTGGGAGTGTCGGAATCGATGCCCGTGTCAGTCGCCGAAAGCACATTACACTGTATAAAGGTGCCGGCAGCATTGACCTTGTGCATGGACACATAGGGTTGTGTATGGTCAGAACGCTCAATATTGTGGTTGATCAAGGGTTTTGGGATTGACTCCTGTGATTGGAAGCACCCATGGTAATCCGCCTCCTCAGCACTCAGTAGTGCATGAGGGTGAGGATGCTCTTTGGGACCCAAGATGGGCTTCCGGGCCAAATCCCCATAACTCTGAGCCGCCTTAGCCGATCTCTGGTTCGAGATCGTCCTATCAGCCACCACGTCGAGTTTCTTTGCCATTCCCTGCTGGTTACGCAGTTCTTGTTTGTTACGGTTCGCATTCTTTCTTTCTTTCTTGGTCTTAACCATTAGTCTGAATTGTTGTCTTAATTGAAATTTATTCGGGCCCCCCAGCCCATTTACTCAGGGAGTGCCCCTAAGGCCCGCACACCAAAACGGGCCTCAAAGAGCAAATCCGCGGATTCAAGTTCCCAGGTAGCTACTTGATCCACACGCAACTGCTGCAGCTCAACCATAAGTCGTGCAACATTGGCGCCAGAGTGATAATATTTCTCGACCACCAAAGTGTGGAGCTGTCGCTCCCACTCGTCCCAGGTGATCGAGTAGCTTGGCTCCTCCATATCTTCCAATTTCCAATCATTCGTGTTTAGAAGATACTTTTGGTAACGTTCGATGGCATCAAGCCCAACATCTGGGAAATGTTGGGTGAGCTCGAGGAGTTTGTCCCGGATGGGGAGAACAGCTAGTTCATCCTTCAACAGAACACGCGCCCAAGCAACGCGTTGCGCAGTGACATCCCCTGGGAACACTCCCTTGGGCATGTATAACGCTTTGAAAGTTTTGAGGGGAACGTACAGCCCACGAGGTGTGAAGGTGCCGCCGAGGAATGTGGCAGCCTCCATGGGCATGACGGGTTGCTCCCGGAAGCGCTCAAAGTCTATATTGAATCCTAGAATTTGGGCAGCAGTATTGAGGCAATCATGCAAGACGTGAGCCAACTCAGCGTCCGACATGCTATGCGAGTAGCGCGGCTCCAACAGCAGCTGAGCCATAGCGGCCAGTTGCGTGGACATTTGCTTGGCCGCCCAGGCAGTGAGACAAACTCCAGTACGTGTACCAACAGGCTCTTCGTAATAAACTGAAGCTCCTTTGAGACGAAGGATCATGTCTTTTGTCTTGGTCATCACTGGCTCTTGCTTACTCTGCATAATGCGCTCGACATAATTTGGAAATGCACCGGACTGATCGTATACAGTATGGTAACGGAAACTGCAACGGTAACTCGCATTGTGCCCATGCAAGTCACAGGAGACCATGTCCAATGCCAAGGCCAAGTTACCCACGAGAAAGTAGTTGTCATCTCCCAAATTCAGATGGAGAATACGAACCAGCCCTCGGTAATCTTGGACAATCTTGGTCAGAATATTTGCGTTGGCTCTGCTACAGTACACATAGCCAAAATATTGGGAGAAATGGTTGAGGACCGGAAAATTGTCTCGGTCCTTGGTGGTGCGTATGTAGGGGACGAGCCATTGCATGTCCAAAAGATCTTCCGCTGGAGTGGGAAAGATTGGACGGGTCTTGACAGTGAGGACCTCCGCCCACATGGTCTCATCCCACTCACAACGTGTTTTGAGCAACTCATCGATCTTGCAGTACAACGCTTTTGCGTCAGCTTCTGATAACCCCAACTCTCTGGCCGTCAAGCCGCGCGCTGCCAAAAGCACGTCACGCTGACGTCGACGAATCCAAGACG